TAGACTCCGAACCATATAGGGGTTCTTTTATCATAACGGAATCGGGGGAAATGCAATGGTCGAACGGCACGGAGTGGATACCACTATCGCCACAGGGGATCGAGGTTATGATCCCCCCTTGGATTGATGTCCCAGAAGGTTGGTTCGAAATAAGTGGGCGGTTGGGCGGCGACTTTGAAAATCGTCGTATTATTGCTAACAAATTTGACTTTGCTTATGTAGAAGACGGCATTATTTCTTGGATGCTTCCTGTTGCGGCAAATATGTGGGAGACTTCTTCGAAATTAACACAGGTTTCATCTCCACCGTCACCTGTTGGCTACCTGATCGACACCACGCTTCCCCGCGTGGATTGGACGCAACCTGTTTCGGGAAATCGCCCTGTGTGGGGGCAAGTAACACGATTTGCACAAGGCCAAGATCGCACGATTGACCAGATTACGTTTAATCGTGTCGGGCAAGCGTTCGAGTTGGGTATTCCCGCCGCGATAGAAGGACAATGATGGTGGCCACGTCAAAGGGTATATATGCTCTTGGTGTTTATATCCCTGCCGGTACTTACACCTACGGTCGTGGGACCATCTTCCTGTAGAAGAAATACTTATATCAACTAACTTTTTGACGAATACGGCAATCGAAGCGTTCAAGGATTTCCTTGTCGAAAATAGGTTTCGTATAAAAGACGAATTTGGGGATATTACCGATTTCAGCAACGCTTGGCGTGGCCGTTCGGATATTATCAGCTTCCCCTTGCTGGATACTTCGGGCGCAACTGACATGGGCCGCGAAACTGGAACGGACGAGAGTGATGGGGCTTGGAGGGATTGCGTAAATATGCCCAGTTCCCGTTGATCGACACTTCTTCCGTGCAGTTCATGCGCGGAACATGGCGGGGTTGTTCTTCCCTGACTTCTTTTCCGCTAATAGATACGTCTTCTGTGATCGACATGGGAGAAGCGTGGATGGATTGCTCTGCTTTGGAATCGTTCCCCCTTATTGACACATCTTCAGGGACTGACTTTGCATTTGCGTGGTACGGCTGCACCGGCCTAACCAGCTTCCCTCTGATCGACACGTCAGCAGGGACTAATTTCGATCGGGCGTGGCGCGACTGCACCAGCCTGACGAGCTTCCCAGCTAATGCCTTCGACAACGTAAAAGGCGGGAACTTTACCGACGCATTTACAAACACCGCACTGACGCAAACCAGCATCGACAACATTCTTGTCTCCCTCGTTGCATCCGGCATTGCCACCGGAACGCGGGTGTTTGACCAATCGGGCGGGTCGGCACCATCGGCAACAGGTGAGGCGGCAATCGACACACTGCGCTCTCGCGGCTGGACCGTCACAGTTACAGGAGGTTACTAATGAGGCTGACAATCGCTTGCCCCGCCACTCTCCGTAGTGATGCAAACCAACTAGCCATGGTGTTGGGCTACCGTCCCGACGATGCAGAAACCTACGTGGCGCAGAACTGGCAGGACGCGGGGGCAATCTCTACGCCTGCGCAAGCTTGATCGTGTCCGACACATTCACCACAACAGCACAGAGCGGCCTACAGCGCCCATCATGGGACACTGACAGCCACGTCAACATGGCAGGGGCCAATCGCGCACAAGCCGCGCTGGTGTTCAGCCTGACGCCTGTGACGGCCATGCCCGACAAACTGACCGCTTGCGTTGGTGACGACGCGCTGGCAACGCTCGCCGCGATGGGGCTGACGCAGGTTGAGGTGGATATATGACAACCCGCGACACCCGCCGCAAATTTCAAAGGAGACACCCACAATGAAACTCATCATACAAGCTCTACTCGAGTTCATCTCGACGTTGACCCAAAAGACCCCGTCTGCTCGCAACGCCAAGGGGCAGCCCGTTAAAGTCGAACGTATCAACGACATCAAGCAATGGGAAGCACTACGCCTCAAGGCGTACAAGCCAACACCTCATGATCGCTGGACGATTGGCTACGGACACACTGCGACCGCACACCAAGGCATGGTGATCACTGAGGAGCAGGCCGAGAAGCTGCTTCGGGAGGACCTCGCGTGGGTTCGTAAGGTGATCGCTGACATGGTCGATGTACCCCTCTCACAGCGCCAGTATGACGCCCTCGCATCGTTTATCTTCAACCTCGGCGGTGCCAACTTCGCGTCCTCGACCCTTCTGAAGCGGATAAATGCTTCCGATATGGTAGGGGCAGCAGATGAGTTCCTAAAATGGAACAAACAGCGCCAGAACGGCAAGCTCGTGGTTCTCCGAGGTCTCACCCGGCGTCGGTCTCATGAACGAAAACTCTGGCTGGAAGGAACAGTCTAATGAAAAAGAAGACGTACAAACGTGAGGTGGCATTGGTGATGCTCGTCTGTTTGGCCGGTCTGTTTGGCTGGGGGGCTTATTCTCCTCAGGCCATGCAGGCGGCTGAGTTCCTGACATTCCCGATATTCACCTTCGCTGGTGGTGCCTTCGCACTCGACACAGCCGTGAAGCAAGGTAAGTACGGGAAGCCCGATCTATGATGACACTCCTAGCAACCCTGAAAAGCAAGATCGTGCAGAGAGCAGGGGCCATTCTCGTGGCCCTGAGCGTCCTCTTCGGTCTCTTCCAGTACGGGCGCAAGACCCAACGCGACGATAACCGCGTGGAAGACATGGAAGACTACATCGAAACCAAGAAGAGAATCGAAAATGTACAGAATAGCCCTGATCGCGATGCTGCTCTTGAGCGCATGCGCCGGAACGGTTGGCTCTAAGGATGCCATCTGTTCAATCCCGGCCCCACAGCTCGATCCTGCGGGTATCTCAACTGAGAACCTGATGGAACTTGATCTGTTTGCCGAGAGATTAACACGGGCATGCTCCTGAGACTCCCTGAGAGGCCGCAGGAGAGCCTGTGTGGCCTCTCAGGTATGTCACCCCCCAAAAGTAACTAATACGCCTCACAGAGGCTTTCAGGAGGTCACCTATGGTCTATATACCAGACACGGAGTTCCATCAAAGGCTCCGAAAGGACTTCAAGGTGTTCTTATGGTACGTCCACAAGCACCTCGGGTTACCCGAACCGACCCCTCTTCAGTACAACATGGCCGACTACCTGCAGCATGGACCCAAGCGGGCCAGCATTCAGGCGTTCAGGGGCTGTGGTAAATCTCACATCACTGCTGCGTACGTCGTCTGGCGTCTCCTATGTGATGCCATGTGTAAAATCATGGTGGTCTCGGCCTCCGGTAACCGGGCGGACGCCTTTTCGACATTCGTACAGCGTTTGATCTGGGAGATGGAAGGTCTCGAGTACCTCATCCCTGAGCCAAACCAGAGACAATCTAAGATCAACTTCGATGTGAAGCCCGCAGTGGCAGACCAAAGCCCCTCGGTGAAATCCGTGGGTATTACTGGACAGCTCACGGGTAGCCGTGCTGACCTGATCGTAGCAGACGACATCGAGGTCCTGAACAACGCGTTCACCCAGACAGCCCGAGACAAGCTGGCAGAGAGCATCAAAGAGTTCGATGCGATCCTCAAGCCGCTCCCTGAGTCACGCGTGGTGTTCTTGGGTACACCTCAGACCGAGGACAGCCTGTACACCAAGCTGCCTGAACGTGGTTATGACGTAAGGGTGTGGCCAGCTCGTATGCCTGACGAAAAGATGCGGGAGCAATACGGCGACACGCTGGCCCCCTACATCACCAAACTTACCTACAAGATAGGTCAGGCGACAGACCCCCACCGTTTCTCTAATGAAGACCTGATCGAACGTGAGGCCTCCTATGGTAAGGCCGGGTTCGCGATGCAGTTCATGCTATCGACAGCCCTGAGTGACCTCGAGCGGTTCCCGTTGAAGGTCAGAGACCTGATCATCATGCCAATCGACCCCGAGACTGCACCCCTCAAGTTACAATGGGGTCCCCTCGAGGAACGACAGTACAAGGACCTGCCAAACGTAGCCATGCGTGGGGACCATATGTACCCTCCGATGAACACAGGGAACATCACAGCGGAGTTCTCAGGGGCAGTGTTAGCAATCGACCCATCAGGCCGAGGAGCTGACGAGACAGGCTATGCAGTGATCAAGATGATCAATGGCTACCTCTACGTGCCAGCAGCCGGGGGTCTCACTGGGGGCTACGACAAGGACACCCTGACTGAACTCGCGCACATCGCGAAGAAGCACAAGGTGAACGAGGTGGTGGTCGAAAGTAACTTCGGTGATGGTATGTTCGTGGAACTGCTAAAGCCTGTCTTAGCCAAGATACACCGCTGCATGATCGAGGAGGTCCGAGCTACCACCCAGAAGGAACGCAGGATCATCGACAGCTTGGAACCCGTGATGAACGCCCACAAGCTCGTGATCGACCCCGAGGTGATCGAGGAGGACTATAGGACTGCCATGAAGTACGAGCAGGCTGTACGTCAATCCAAGATGCTCATGTACCAGATGACCCGTATCACTCAGACCAAAGGGTGCCTGAGACACGACGACAGGCTCGATGCGTTGGCTTTGGGTGTCCACTACTTCACCGACCAGATGGCTCGGGATGAAGAGATGGGCATCGAAGAGATCAAGCAAGATGCACTCGACTTGGAGCTTGAGAAGTACATGAGGAACGCTGTTGATCCCCTCGGGAGACGACCACACTCCGTTGGTGGCTCTGGTGGCTCTGGTGAAGGGCGAAAGACGTGGATTTCCAGCTACTTATAGGATCGGTAAGCTCCGCCGACGCATTCGCTGGTCGCTCCGCTGACGCATTCGCTGGAAATACCCGACACCCTAGAGAAGAAACCCCCAAGGTTAAAACCTATAGGTACACCTAGAGTGAACCTCAGAACATAGCCTGAGGATGACCTCTAGGTGTACCTTGAGTGAATACTGATATGATTACCATTACAACCAACAACTAGAGATACACCTATAGATTAACCTAGGGGACAAGTGCACAACATTAGGGTCTAGTGTAATGGCAACACAGCGGTCTCCAAAACCGCAACTCGGGGTTCGACTCCTCGGACCCTTGCCAGCGGTAGCGCCAGTGGTAGCGCCAGCGGCAGAGCCAGTGGTGGACTGCAGGTGAACTCGGGGTGAACTCGGGGGCTATTTTGGGTCAGATATCTCTGGAAGTATATATACGTGTGACTTCCCCCGAGTCCCCCCATATGGGTCCAGCGTACGCCTCAAAAAAACCGATAAGGGGCGGGGGGTCTCCATATATGTGACCACGAGGCGCAATCCCCTAGTTTGTACGGGTCGAACCACTGGAAAATCACCACCGACAGACACTCAGGGTGACCATGGGGTGATCATGGGGTGATCATGAGGTGATCATGAGGTGATCACGAGGTGACCCGCTTTGGTCCTATTGTCTGTCTTCTTTCCAACCTTTGGCCTTTTGTTATACTATAACACTCAGGCGGCCCTCAAGACCACCACGCGTACACTCACGCGAACACCAGACCACCACGCGTACACTCACGCGAACACACACACACACACACACACACACATCCACGCATCCACGCGTACACATGGTGGGCGGCGCACCAGGCGGTCGCTCCGCTGGTCGCACCGGGTGAGAACGAATTAGCAACATGAGGCCAGCCAAGGGAAAAACAGGGTTCAACCCATCTTTTTTCCAATCTTTTTCATTCATATAAATCAGGGTTTGGGGCGTCTGCCGCTGGCGCTGGCCAACTTTTTGATCCATCAGTGAAATTATTGCTTGCGTTATCGAAAGGGCTATGTCAAAACAACCCATCGAAACAAAGCAGACAAAGGAGATCATAATCATGAATTACACTATCGCACTATCGATTGCCGCGAAGGCCACTGCCTATCTGCAGGACAACGAAGGCAGCATGCCAGACAAGGAAGCGGTGTTGTCCGTGTACGCCCTATACCATGCCCTGAAAGCAATCGCCAAGCACAATTCCCTCGAAGACTTGGAAGCCACATTGGACAAATGAAACCCAAACCCTGAACCCAACCAAAAGAAACCCATACGCAAACAAAGGATATCACCATCATGAAATACACTGTCGCACTATCGATTGCCGCGAAGGCCGCGACCTATCTCCAGGAAAACGAAGGCAATATGTCAGAAACGGAGATGGTGGTGCACATTTCCGCCCTTCACCTTGCCCTGAAAGCAATCGCCGATCACAATTCCGTGGAATTACCGCCTCTACCTTGAGACCTTCGCGCAGGGCGTCGCCTTAGGCGCCCTGTTCATGAGTCCTTACCTCTAAACCACCACCACCACACACCAACCAAACATGAAAAGGATTCTCACGATGAAAACCATCACACCTACACCAACCCCGACCACGTTTTTCCTGCCAGCCGATGACCTA